CACCCTAATATGGATAATAAAAAAACTTTAACTAAAAGGTTAAAAACCTGTAATTCTTTTTACAGAAAATTTGGAAACCGATAAATCGGTTCGTATATTAAACAAAAATTTTATTATGGCAAGATACCAAAGACAAATGAATATAGCCTTAGAAAGACTAAATGGAGGCTTAGCTCGTGTTTATACTTTAATTAAGCGTGGGAAACAAAAAGAAGCTTTAGATTTTATGGATAATGGCTTAAAAGAACTTTATGAAAATTTGGAAAATATTATTAATATTGAACCAAACGATCAAAATACTAGAATAGGTAACCTATGATTGGAGCAGAACAAATTAAAATTAACTTTGAAAACTTTAATGGGGTTTTAGAAGCTAATTTTGAAGGTGAACGTTTAGAAAAACTTAAAACCCTTTCTGATTGTCTCAAAGAAAGAATGATGCTTGCACCTGCATCATCTAAAGACTGGTTTAATAACGCTTTTCCTGGTGGTTATTTAGATCATGTATTAAGAGTAAATAAAATAGCTAATCAACTTCATAAATTATATGATTTTCATGGTGCAACCGAATCTTATACAGAGGAAGAATTAAATTTTGTATCACTATTTTGTCAATTAGGTAAATTAGGAGATTGGAATAATGAATATTTTACCAAAAATGATTCTGATTGGCATGTTAAAAATTTAGGTATGGTATATTAATTTAATGAACACGGACCTGCTATGAAAGTTTATGATCGTACTATCTATCTTCTTCAAGATGCTGGTATTAAAATCTCGCATAATGAATATTTAGCTATTCGTAATCAAGAAGGATTATTTGATGATAGTAATAAATTCTATTTTTATAGTGGTCAAAAAGAAACTAAATTTAGAACTCATTTACCCTTACTAATCCACCAAGCAATCCAAACTGCTCAAGAGATTGAATTCCAAATGTGGAATTCTAAACATTCGGTTATACAACAACCGTCTAAACCCGCTAATGCTTCCAAAGCTGATAAAACTATAAGGAAAGCTAAAGCGATAAACGTAGAAAATAATCCTAATTTCAACGAAAAAACTAAATCAATTATTGATTCATTCTTTACAGATTAAATGGAAATTATAATTGGAATATTATCAGCCCTATTAATAGCTGCAGGTATAGCTATAAGAAATCTTATTAGAAAAAACGAAATACTAGAAGATTTTATTGCTGCCCAAAGTGAAGCTATAGATAACTGCAATCGTAGATTAAAACAAATCGATGATAAAGGTTTTTTTATAGCGGATGATGAAATAGGTTGGTTTTTCACCGAAGTTAAGAAGATTCAGGAGGCATTAAATGAATTTCGCCTTCGCTAATCTAAATGGCGAAAAAAAGAGGACGCAAAAGTAAAAGACAATATTTTACAGAAGATACAGAATTAGCTATAATTGAATATTTAGCTAGTGAGGATCAGGTTTTAAGAAATAAAATTTATAATGAACGAATTCATCATTCATTCTATAAATTAGCAGAAAATCTTATACATACCTTTAAATTTTATTACACAGAAGTAGATGACCTTGAGGATTTAAAACATGAGGTTATTTGCTTTTTACTTGAAAAACTTCACTACTTTAAGGTAGGTAAAGGTAAGGCATTTTCATATTTTAGTATAGTAGGTAAAAACTACTTAATTCTTTATAATAATAAAAATTATGCTAAAAAGAAGATTAAAGCAGATTTAGTTGAAGTAGATACTGATGATAATATATTAAATGAATTTGATAGAAAAAAAATTCGAGAAGAAAAAAAAGAATTTTTAGATTTATATATCCATTATATGGATCAAATCCTTACTAAAACATTTAAAAAACAAGAAGAAATACAGGTTGCAGATGCTGTATTAACCGTATTTAAGAAAAGAGAATCTTTAGAGATTTTTAATAAAAAGGCAATTTATATCTATATTAGAGAAATAACTGGTTTAGAAACCCCTATTATTACTAAAGTAATAAAAATAATGAAAAAGATATATAGGGATTGTTATTCTGAATATTTAGAAACTGGATATATTTATAAACATGAGTAATCCACTTGACACAATTATTTTCGAAGGAAAGACATCATCAGATGTATTTAAAGAAATTTATAGTAATAGTAAAAAAAAGGATAAACAAATTAATTCTTTAATTGCTGAATTAAAACCTTTAATACAAAATATAGGTGATGCACCAGTTGTAGTACCCCTTATAAAAGAATATTTAGAGGTAAGTGTAAAAAACGATGAACACTTAATTAAAATGATGGCTGTTATCCAAAGGTTACAGAATAATAATTCTTCAAATGGAAGTGATTCATTATTAACTGATGAAGAACTAAAACAATTACAACAAATTGCTGAAGAAGTAGCACAGGATGAGTTTAAGAAACAAAAGAAATAATAATAAAGGAAGTAGTAATGTAGTTAATAATCCCTCTCCTTTCTTTTTTGGGAGAGTTGCGGATTCAATTTTAACTAGTGATCACCCTGAATATAAAGGAGAAGATTCAATAGGTGTAATCTTTTTTAGTAAAACAAAAAATGATAATATTACTGCGGATAGTTCTACTGCTTTAGATGTAGCATTACCAGCATTTCCTTTTATAAGTAGTGTTCCCTTAAAATCCGAGATAGTACAAATTTTTCCTGGCCCTTCTAGTAAAATATATAGAAAATTAAAAGGTGAAAGATCAAATAAAGCCTATTATTATTATCCTGCTTTAAATGTCCATAATAATGCAGAACATAATGCTTTACCCTCGGATAGAAGTACTAATAGACCAAAAAATAATAGTGAAGAAGCGGCTTTAGGAATACAACAAAATAATACCGTAGTTACTAAGACTACTGGAACAGTTAATTTAGCTAACGTTCAAGTAATAGATAAATCTGAAACTAATAATGGAGATGGTACTTTTACAGTATCAATAACCCTAGAATTTGATGGCGTACAAGTAACCGGAATAGGGACTAGTCCAAGGTCAAGTATAGCAGAAACTAAAGCAAGAATAAATGCTGAAAAACAATTTATCCCAGAAGAAAATAAAACAACTACTGTAAGCACATCCCAAACTAGTAATAGTAATGAAGAAGACTATACCGATTTAGGTGATTTTAAAGATAAAGGTTTAAAAAAGAAACAAAAATTTTCTGGGGATGTTATGATTGAAGGAAGATTTGGACAGTCTCTTCGTTTTGGGTCTTCAAACCCAAGAGGTAGAAATAATTGGTCAGATAATGAAAGTGAAGGAGAACCTATTGTAATATTAGGAAATGGTTCAGCCGAAGAAACAGAAGGTGATGCTTCATTAGAAGATATAAATAATATGCATTCTTCTATGTGGATGTTAAGTGGTCAAAACGTTTCGAACCTATCTGTTTCAAGTGATAATTTACAAACCTTAGATATAGAGTTTGAAGAACCTACTGAAGAACAGGTATTAATAGTTGATACACCTACTCCTATAACTGTAGTACAACCTCCTATAATTGAATTAGATGAAGAAATTGTAATTGCTGATGATGGAGCACTTTCAGAACCCCCTAATGTAGTTGAAGAAGCTGTTTTTGATCCTCCATTAGTTGATCAAAACAAAGACGGAATTTTTGCCCTAATAGACGAAGCCGTAGAAGAGGGATCAGTAACCGAATTAACATCTGAAATATTTTATATAGCTGCTTGTGAACCTGCAGAAGAAGAATACTAAGACAGAATATGTAGGTTTAAAAGATAGATGGAATTCTGGAGAAACAGTAATAGCTTATAATTACAAAGGAAATAGCTTACAAATAAAACAACCTACTAAAGTAACCCCAAGTCCTAATGTATCTCCTAATAAAACTATTAAATATTTATGGATCCATACTACGGCACAATATGATTCAGCGAACCCAGTTGATATAATACAAACCCATTTTTTACCAGGCAATGATCCCGACCCAGATAACCGAAAACTCCCATGGAATACAGGGGGTTATAATATTACCATTCCACGACATTTTGGTCCCGATTTAGCTGTTAGATTTTATTT